GCTAAACCATGCTAGACTAAGCTAGACTAAGCTAGACTAAGCTAGACTAAGCTAAACCATGCTAGACTAAGCTAGACTAAGCTAGACTAAGCTAGACTAAGCTAAACCATGCTAGACTAAGCTAGACTAAGCTAGACTAAGCTAGACTAAGCTAAACCATGCTAGACTAAGGCATGGTGTGGGGTTAACATTGTTAACATTGTTAACATAGTATAACCATGTGTGCACACGCGCGAGGGCATAGGGGGGGGTCTATGCGAAACTGTAAACTTGTTTTATGCCAAGCTCAACCTAGCCGAACGTCATTCGAAAGCAGACAAAGTATCACTTAGTTAAACTTAGCTCAATAAGTTACACCGCCATACCAGCAAACTAAAGCAGACAAGGTGCGCAAAAAACACCCCCGCCTCCGCTCAAAGCAGACCTCGAAAAAATTTACAAACATATTTTTCTGGGTGATATAATGGTGGTTACATTAACCAATTTAAAGGACAACCATGAAAGCTAAGTCAATCGTTAAGGCCGTTGAAAAACATGAGCGCTCAGAAATTAAAGGTGAGAAGAAGGAGATCAAAGCAGATAAGAAGATGGTAGCCACCGTAAAAAAGATGGCCAAAAAAATAAAGAAATAAAAAATAAGAGACTTCACAGTCTCTTATTTTACATTGAGTAAGGATTACCAGATCTCCTCGAAGAGGTTTGCCTGGATTCCTTGTCTAACATATCTGGCGACAGAGGTCTACGCCCTGGGTACTCACAAACAAACCCGCTATCGATGAGGTAGATGAGGGCTTGGGACAAGGAATCAACGTAATCATCGTGTTCAACACTAGGAAACTGAACGACCTGGTCGATTGCTTCTTCAACCCACGGAGCATACCTAGATTTGCTGCCAGGGAAGCTTCCCATGACGTAGAACCTACCTTGTTGGATAACAGAGGCGCCTTTGCTTATCCTAGCAAACTTATCATCACGACCGGGGTTGTATCCTCTAGTGGTTATGCCCATTCGATTCAAATCCTGCGTGATACTCATACCGCTTCCTTTTTGTTCTATCAAAAGCATGTTACATTGTATCTCGTTGCCAGCATAGGACTCCTCCCATACATCAAGCATCCTATCCTTTAAGTCTGGATAAGCTAAATGAGCTTGCCAGACATCGAGGACTATAACGCAGTAATCATGCATCTCAGTATTCCAAAAAACACCAAGTACCCAGACAGCGCTGGGGTCTCCACTGGTACGCTCAGTAAAAGCTGGGTCTAACGAAGCTAACACAAAAGCACAGTCCGGGACTTGCTTATGGGGGTCCCATGTTTTAATGTCCTCCTCGCGAACTGGGCGAGTGCCACCCAAATCCACAATATCACCAGATAACTCCTGTAAACCTAAAGGGGTGCCCTCAAAACGTTTTTTTACGTTTTCAATGAATGACGCACCAAGATTGGCAGCGTTATCAAACGTACTACCGCGACTAACCAGCATCCTAGGGTTATGCTTAGCCTCTTCTAGCTTATCTCTTAACCATTTGAAGTTCTTAGGGGTCGTAGTGACCACTATTTTGTTTGAGCCACCGATAACTGGTAAACGCGTTGACAAGAGAACTTGGTCGATCACGGACGTATTGTTTTGCTCAATCTGTGGATATGCTGCCACTTCGTCTAGGAGGCACATGTGATGGTTGGGGCCTCGTAGCCTTTCCGGACTTTCCGCCGTGTACATGCGGACTTGGCAACCGTTGTCAAACACCAGCCAGTTATTCCCCTTCTGCCACTCCATCTTTAAAAACTTTGGGCAGTTGGCGATGAACCCCGATGGACCAGTAATTAGGGTACCTACCAAGTCACTTGCGGTTGCCGCAACAACAGCGATCCGCAACGGTTGCTTTGCATTGGCTACCTCCCACAGTACCCACGAGACTCCAGCTAATGATTTGCCCCACCCCCGGCCGGCAATGGCTAACCACCAATCCCAGCTATCATATGGGACATCAAGATATGGAGTCTGCTCAGGTCTGCCCCATATTTCATAAAAATTTGCGTTAACAACATCAATCTCAGCTTGAGACAAAGTTGGAAGTATCTCAATTAACTTATTTTTATCTTCTTGTGTCCAGCGACCATTAAACTCAAGCATACAAAACTCCTAAAATTTTGTATTAAGTATAACACATAAAACACAGTTATGTTATAATACTTACTTGGCTAGGAAATCGAGTCCGAAAAAGTAGCATCTCACTACTCTGCCAAAATTCCCCTCTTGAGATATATTTTAGAAGAGAACTAAAATGCAAACTAAAATCTGCACCACTTGTACTATTGAAAAAGAATTAACTGAGTTTAGAATTATTAACGAAGTTAAACAAACCTACCGCGGAGGCTGTAAAGCATGTGCAAGTGAAAAAATGAAACAGCATTATGAAGCAAACAAAGTTGAACGTTTAAAAAAAAATAAAATATGGCGGGATGCTAACAAGGAAACGTCCGCGAAGTCCAAGAAGAAGTGGAAAGAAGACAATAAGGAAAAGCTTACTGAACAAAGTAAACAATATTACATAGACAATAAAGAAAGAATTACAGCTGCTAATTTAAAGTATCGAGAGGAAAACAAAGAAAAAGTTAGAGAAGCTCGTAGAAAATGGTACGAAGCCAATAAAGATAAAATTGTTGAACAAAATAAACAATATTACAAGGCCAATAAAGATAAAGCTTTGGAGAAATCAAAGCAATGCCGCGAAGCCAAAAAAGAAAAGTATGCTGAAATCAAAAGGCAATATACTAAAACACCAAAAGGTAAAGCAGTAAAAAAAGCAGGATGGCAAAACCGCCGAGCTCAAAAACGTAACAACGGTGGAAAACACACCGCCCAGGATATCCTAAATTTATTCGATCAACAGTCCGGTAAATGTCCATATTGCCAAGTTGAACTTAGTTTAACTAAGCGTAATTCGTTCCACGTCGACCACGTAGTTCCACTCAGTAAAGGCGGTTCGAACAGTGTTGAGAATCTTCAATTAACCTGTCCACAATGTAATCTTAGTAAGAGTGATAAACTCCCCGAAATATTTGCACAACAAGCGGGAATTTTGTTATAATACTTGTCTGGTCGCGTGACGACGTTAAACTCACGTAAGGCGTTAACCGAGCCCTCAACAACTATCGGTAACCAATGGTAAGTGATAACATGCTTCATAAGCTGTAAAATATGGTTTGAATCCATACCTTACCACCAATGCTGATAATGGTCGAGTGGTTAAAGATATACATGACAATTGCATTATGCGCATAGTGTAGTTGCTTGTAGTGCTTTTCTAAGGATTAGCGCATCGCAGGTTCGAATCCTGTTTATCAGCTTACAATGTCGCAAATAGCTCAACGGTAGAGCATAATGATAGCGAGGATAATGAAAAACTTATCTGCGTCATAAAGGTTGTCGGTTCGAATCCCTCGATGCGGCTTACAGAACATAAGAAATTCCGCTAGTAATCGACTAGTTGTTCCTTCAGTAACGCCAGACTGAAACCAACCTTGGTTATCAGTCTCCCCTCTGTAACCAAGGTTTTTTAATGCCCAAGTTAAACAAAGCCCCACTGAACCTCATCTATGTTACAATACTTATCTGGCTAGAGCCTGCAGCTCGAACGGTACCAGCTTAGTACCTGCCAGACCAATCCAAGCAATTTTAAGAAAGCATTAAAATGTCAAAATTACAAATCATTCCTACATTAAATTATGAGTTACTCAATGATGCCGGCGAACCGGTTATGACTCATGAACAAATTGCATTATGCACACAAAACACTGAAGAGAGTGTTGTTAAATTAATTGATAAGTATAGGAGTGAGTTAGAAGAACATGGAGCGGTCGGATTTCAAATCCGAGTGCTAAAAGCAGGGAAGGGTTCAACTAAAAAACACATTTATTTACTAAATGAGCATCAAACTACATTATTAGTTATGTTCATGCGAAACAATGAAATCGTAGTTAAGTTTAAAGTAGCAGTTGTCAAAGCTTACTTTGAAGCGAAGAGCTGGATAAAAGATCGCGAAAGCTGTAAGCTGGAATATAAGAATCTTAACAAACTATTAAAAGATACACGAACCGAGTTTAACGAAGAAACCCCTGATTACATATACAGCAACGAAGCTAATATGATTGATATTATGGCGTTAGGGTGTAAAGCTAAAAAGTATTGTGAGATTAATGATATACCTCGTGAAAGCTTACGAAATAACTTAAGCGCCGCCCAATTAGAGCTAATTGATAAGCTTCAAAAGTATGATGAGATCCTGCTAACTAGTGGTGAGCTGGATTATGCTACACGGAAAGAAAAGTTGACTACTTACAAAATAAGATTAGTCGCCAAGTTACTAAGTTAAACAAAGCCCCACTGCGGGGCTTTTCTCTATGGTATAATTTAAGATATATCAAATTCATAACCAAGGACCCACCATGAGTAAAGACCAAACAAAGAAGCTCCTAGATTCCATAACCCCCAAGCCGCCTGAGGTTGAATTGAAAGTTACCAAGTCAGACGATCCATACATCTCTTATCAGGATCAACTTGAGATGGACCTTCATGCAGATGTAGCATCGGGTATTAATCTCATAATGACTCCAGTACCACAGGATGACAAAGAGTTAACCGAGTCCCAAATGGAAACTGAGCTCATGAAGATAAGCGCGATCCACCATATTTGCGCACGGTTAAAGAGACGTGGTTACAGCCACACCAGAATTTCTCAGTATCTTCTCCAAAAATTTGGGATGAATGTTTCTCCAATTAAAGTTAAGAATATGATTGAGAGATTACTCTATTTGCATCTCCAATTAATGTCCAAGAACGTGGCGGTGCTGCGTAAAGAAATTGACGAACAGATTGACGACGTTATACTTAGTTTAAATCAGCACACTCAGATCCGTGAGGATGGCGTAATGACTCCAGGTACGGTTATGGCCGTCCTCCAAGCCTTGGATCGCAAAGTTAAACTGTGGGGAATTGGCGCGCCAGAGAAGGTAGAGCTGTCAATAGCTGAGGAGATCAAGCAAGCACAGAAAGATTTGTACACAAGGTTAAAGGGGCAAACAAATGTCTAATCCAGTAGGAGGCTCATTTAGCCCAATGGACTCTGAACATAGTCAGATTATAGAACGCCAAGTTGCTGTGCGTGGTATCAAAGATCCTGCGGTTAAAGATGCAGCGATACGAGTGCTGCAGGAGCATCCAAATTTGGATCCTAAGTTATACATGAATCAAATCCACGCGGAGTCCAGGTTTAACCAAGCGGCCGTATCCCCCGTTGGTGCACTGGGTGTAGGTCAGATTATGCCGTCAACGGCACAGCGTTATGGCGCTGATCTAGCCCAGATTAAAAACGATCCATACGAAAACTTGTCTTTATCTGCTAAAATAATGGAAGATAATTTAAAGGCAACCGGTGGGAACTATGCTGCAGCGTTGGCTTATTATAATGGCGGGCAACGTGGGCGCAGAGCTTACGAATCAGGTAACCCAAATCAGGCAGCGCCTGAGACACAACGGTACGTAGCTCAGATATTAGGTGATGGGGTCACTAGTACACCAGCTCAATATGACGCAGGTAATATGACAAAAAACCCGGCAAACTACTCTAACTTATCTAATAGTTCACCGACAGGCGCGGTTGGTCCAATGTCTCAAGCTCAGGCCAGAGATTTTGCCCGGTCTCTAATGGAGATTGAGCCGTCGGCTGCCAATGTAATTAATGATGAAGAATACCAAGTTGGTAAAAGATTAAAAGGAAATATCTAATGGCGCCAATGGCATCCTACGAAGACATGATTAGTCCACAACTGGAGAATCGTGAGAATTTTATTGTTGACAACTCACACGATTTTGAGCACCCGCAAGATGATGCCGAAATGGATCTCTCAGGATTTTTTGATAATATTGTCACGGACATTGACATTGAAGAATTGGACATCATGTCCAGAGACATCATGGACCAAGTCAACGATGATAGACATAGTAGACAGGCTAAAGATGAACGCTATGCTCAGGCATTGAAGCGCTTAGGGTTCAGCAGCCAAGATATTATCGGCGGGGCGGAGTTTGACGGAGCCAGCGAAGTGGTCCATAATGGTTTGGCAGTGGCGTGTATCGAGTTCTCTTCGAGGGCATCTAAAGAATTGATTACCGCAAACGGGTGTGTCAAGTCCAAGATTGTTGGCGAAGCGACTCAAGAGAAGATTGATATTGCTGAACGCAAGCGTAACTTCTTAAACTTCTTGCTTACGGAGAAGTTGCCTTACCGCACGCAAATGGAAGCGATGTTATCTCAGTTGCCGTTGGCGGGGTCTCAGTTCATGAAAGTGTGGTGGGACAATGATTACAACGAGGCGAAGATAGCCTTTATCCCGATTGACTTCCTTTATATTCCTGCTTATTGTGATGACTTCTACACAGCCAATCGCATCACACAACGCATTGAAATGAATGTGTTCCAGTTCCAGAAGAATCTTCGTGACGGTCTTTATAGTAAACACCATTACACTCATTCCAAATTAATGAATAGTGAAGATGGTGAAGGCAGCGCGGATAATAAAACCTTGGGGTACTACGGTAAATCAGAGCGGTACGCTGGAGATGACTTAGAGTCCATGGTATCAATGGCGCAGTCTGTCGCAGAACGCATTGACGGGTTGAACACTAATACCAATTCGGGTAACGCAACAGCCCAAGAAAACCAACGCCAAGTATTTGAAATTCACTGCGATTATGAAATCCCAGATGATAAGTTAACCGGGGGTGAAGTGGCGCCATACATTATAACCATTGATCTAAAATACGAATCAATATTATCAATCCAACGCAACTGGAACCCAGAGGATGAACTGCGTCGGCGTAAACACAACTTTGTTGAATATAAGTTTTTGCCGTGGCGTGGCGCGTATGGGATTGGTTATGCGGAGTTATTCGATGGAGCATCGGCGGCTCAGACAGGCGCATTGCGCGCTTTAATGGATGCATCATTGTTGGCCAATTTCCCAACGATATTAAAATCTAAGGGCTCGGGTATGGCTGGTCAAACTAACACCCCATCACCAGGTCAGTTAACCGAAGTCGAGACGGGGAACATGCCAGATAGTGATTTGCGTAAAATGATTATGCCGTTAGCCATGGCGACCCCGCAACCGGTCCTAATGAACCTTATGCAGTACTTAGATGGCCAGATGACCAATATGAGTACGACGGTCCAGGATATGTTAAAGAATGCTGGTGACGATGTTTCAGCGACGATGACCTTGGCGATGGTTGAAGAGGGTAGCAAAAAACAAGCGGCGATCATGGGACGGCTTCATGATTCAAATCATAAATTTTTAAAAATATTATCTGACATCCTCAAAGACAACTTAGATGAATCTATGGTGGTTGAGGAGCTTGGAGAGGAGATTATTTATCGTGCAGACTTCGATCGAAACTTTGACATTATTCCTGTATCTGATCCAAATGTGTTTAGTGAATACCAACGCTTCGCTCAGCTTCAGATGGTTATGCAGATGGCTGGAGCAAACCCACAACTCTACAATTTGCCGGAGGTACATCGTAGAGCCTTGGATCTGATTCATATTGCAGAGCCTGACCGACTATTAAACGCACCACAAGACATGGGCAAACTAAACCCAATTGCTGAGAACATTAACCTAATGAACAACGTGGCAATTATGGCCTTCTCAGACCAAAATCATATGGCGCATATTAAAGCTCACATTGAATTTTTGTGTAACCCAATGCTGGGGTCTAACCCGATGTTTGCTCAACAGATGCAGGCTATGCAGCCACATATTCAACAGCATATTTCATATCTGTACGCTCAGGCGTTTAAAGAAGCTCAATTAAAAAATGGGCAAGATATTGACATCGCTGGCGAAGAAGGCGTGCCTCAAATTGATAAGCAGTTGTCAGAAATGAATGGGGCGGTGCTGGCGAGCGTCACTGAGTTATTAACTCCATTCCAAGAGCCATTACAGCAAGCGATACAGACTATTCAGAAGAATCTGCCGCCTCCTCAGCAAGACCCAGCGATTCTCAAAATTCAAGCTGAACAGGAAGAGACCAAACGCAAGGCTGCCAAAGACCAGATGGACAATGAAATTGAGAAATTAAAAATTGCAGAAGACAAGCAGTATGATGGTACAATACTAGAGATTGAGAAGCTAAAAGCTAAAATGAAAGAAGCTGAGTTAAGATTGAAGGCTACGTCAGAAGCGGCTAAAGCTAAAACAGAAGGTGTTAAAACCGTGTTGGCAGCAGCGCAAATGACTAGTAACCTGGAGATCGCTAGAACTAAGCTCCATTCAGAAGAAGCTAAAAATCACCGTGCTCACCACATCGCTCAACAACAAGTGGATGCAGCAAAATCTAAACCTACGTCAGGAGGACATCATGGAAAAAACTAAATCAACAACTGAGTCTAAAGCTGTGAAAAATGGCCCAACTCGACAACGTTATCAATTGGCTCGCGGTGCCAAAACCCAAGCCAAAAACCTAAAAGGGTGTTCAAAAACTACTGGAGATAAATGATGGCAGAGCTTGCACTAATGGCCGCCATCCCCGCCTTAGTGGGCGGAGTTGGTACGGCTGTAATGGGAGGGAACTTAGAGGATACTCTACGAAACACCGCGATAGGTGGTGCACTCGGTGGCGTCACAGGCGGGCTATCTGGTGGGTTAGATGGGTTGTTTGCTAGCGGTGCTGAGTCAGCGATACCTAGTGCACTAGAAACCACAGCAGGAGGGAACTTATTCAATGGCGCAGCGATGAGTCAAGGACTAGGTTCAACTAGTGGACTAGAGGCGGCTGGGATGAACGCATTAAACCCATTCGCGTCTGGCGCAGCAAGTGGACTCGGGGCGGCAGCCTCAAGCGCCATATCGCCTGCAGCTGCGTCATCTTTGATGCCGAGCATGGCCATCGGAGTTAATCCAAGTGCAATGGGTATGGCGAAGGCAGCTGGTGGGAACTTATTAGCGGCAAACGCATTAGGTAGTGCTATCCAACCTCAGCAGCAGGCTCCGCAACCTGGTCGCGCTGTGATGCCTAACTTCCAATTACAAAACATGGGTGGGGTAAACTATGCCAGCGGGATGTGAGGTTAAACGCAACGACCTAGTTGATTATTGGTTTGACGAAGTTAAACCTTTACTATCTAAGGCAGCCCAATATGGTGACCTACCAGTTGACATGTTCAAGGCTAAGTTCCTAATTGACGAGTGGATGTGCATAACTACTGAGAACTGCGTATTTGTTGGCTACCCATTACTGTATAAAGGCGAACGCTCGTTCTGGGTAGTTTTTGAAACTGGCAACAATTATATCAATGAGTTACCGCTATTCATGGATTACATTTCCCAGAAGTTGATGTGTAAACACATGGTTGGGCTGATTAGTTACACGAAGGCTAGACTCTACCGCACGAGGTACCCTCATCTACACAATGGGGCAGTCAAAACCCACCATGAAGTAATTGATTTATATAAATCTAATTATCTAATTGACATTAACCCTGAAAATCATGTAGAATACCTACAGACATATAACATCGAATGCTGGTGGGAGAAGTTCACCCAGCAAACTCGGATAGGCGATTACATCTCTGCGACTGGTACAGAAGTGAATGATCTAAAGCAAATGGTCTATACCAACCAATGGACGGTTCTGAGAATCGGGACAACCTGGGTTGTGGCTAAAATAGCGAAGAACATCCTTCGGAAAGAATTTGTGATCTTATTTGTGTCAGGAGAATCGGTGCAAGCTGATTTGGCGACATGCTTGAGACAGGTAGAAAGCAAACTCGGTTGCAGATATGTATCCTTTGAATCTCCACCTAAATACGCGAAATGGGTAAACTATTTAGCTAAACGATGGAAAACAAAGATCACTAGTCGGCTGTGTTATTCTTATAAACTTTTTTAATTTCTACGCTAGTAGATGGAGCAAATCAATGGATCATAATTACTTTCCAGAACGCGATGTATCATGGGTCACCCCGTTGGATAATCAAGTTCTAATTCAAGTGGCGTTTACTGAAGTGAGTGCTTTAATGACTTATGACGAAGCTTACGTGAAAGCTGAACAAGTGTCAAACCGAGTTGGGTTGATTAAAAAGCTTGGGGCATCGGCTTATACTGATAAGGCAACCGGCGAACAATGGGCAAATTACGACGTCAAAGTTGGCGATGTAATCCTGTTACCTGAAATGGCAATTGCTACAACCTTCTGGGTTGAGGGCGTGTTATTCTCATTAGTAGCAGACGTCCATGTAAAAGCAATAGTAAACAATCCAGAGCTTGCTCTGTCTTGTCTAAAAAAGAAATATTAGGAGCCAGTAAATGAACAGAGACAACCAAGCTATCGCCGACAACCTTCATAAACTTAATTCTGGTGAATTAACGATTGAAGAATTGTTAAACTCAGGTCAACCTGATAACACCCCCGCTGATCAAAACAACTCAGGCATTCCTTCTTCGGATGATAAAGAATTAACATTGGAAGAGTTATCTGGTGGAGATCCAATGGGTGAGGATGGCGACGATGATGACGCAGATTCTCATGGTCAGAATGAGTTCACTTCGTCAATGGATGAGGCAGGCACACCAACTAAACGTCGGTTAACTTCTGCTGAACGCAATGCTAAAAGACGCGAGAAAGAAGCCGCTCTAACCGCTCGCATTGAGCACTTAGAGGCTGAGATCCAGCGTAAGAACGCGAAGGACTCAGAAATTGAGCAACGGGTCGCAGAACATCAATCACATTTTCAAGGTGTTAAAAATTATCAACTTGATAATGAAGTTGAAGTTCGCAAAGCAAATATCCTACGGATTCAAGAAGAGTTAGTTCAAGCAAACATGAATTATGACTCAGCGAAACAAGTTGAGTTACAAAACCGTTTCATTGAAGAGAAGTTCTCTCTTCGAGATGCTGAAACTAAACGTGAGTTCTTAAAAACCCAACAACTGGCTTCACCGGGCCAAGCCCAACGAACTAATGTTGACCAAGAGTTGTTTACAGCCCGAGTCAATGACTTTGTATCGCGAGAAGACCATAAATGGATGGGGACAGAGTTTAACGCTCAAGGCCAACCGTTAACCGAAGACGCGCAAAGAACCGTGGCGTTAATATCTCGATTGGCGAATGCCGGTGGGGATGTGAGAACCAAGTCATTCTGGGACACAGTGGATATTCAGTTGCGTGATACCTTACCTGCTCGCTATATTAAACGGTACGGCCAGAAGAACTCGCCAAACGTGGCGGGTGGTAGTGCAGGTCGTCCTCCAGCTTCGGCGCCTAAGATCACAAATATCGATCAACAAGCATTTGACATGCTTCAACAAGTTAAACGCGATCGTCCATTTGTTGATAAGGCTGCGGAGAAAGCGTTCTTCATTGAATACCGTAAAAACTTGATAGCTGCGGCTAAGCGTAATAGTTAAGAAAGAATTATATGTCTACAATTGCAACAAAAAAATTAGGGGACATCACGTCAGACATCCCTGCACAACCAACAACCGCGGAGTCAATCCGTGCAAAAGTTAACACCGGCGGCGCATCACGCAGTAATGATAGTCGAGAAGCGCTTGCCGTATCACAACGTACAGCGGACCGTCCTGTGGAACGCCCAGGTGAGGAACGTAGCTCACCTACTGAATTGTTACGGAACTATGACGCTATTAGACGTCGCTTAGTCTCTGACATTTTGCCTCCACTTACACTGAGGCTCCCTGATGAATGGCATTTACTCTGGGCATCTACTGCTCCAGATGCACCAGTGTCGATTCATGACTTAGTGGAGCGTGGTTACACCCCTGTTCGCCCAGAGGACTTAGTGGAAAGTGTGTCGCATTTAATAGAAGAGGCTGGTGACTTTACAAACGTTATTCGTCGCCGTGAAATGGTCTTAATGAAAACACCTCGTGATATTTATGACTTCATCATGACCGAGCTCCACCACAATGAACCAGCCAAAGCGCAGGAATCGTTATTCTTGGAAAACTCGAAGAGTGGCATGAAGACTGAATATGCGGGGGTAAACAACCCAATTCACGATCGTGAAAAAGGTATCGCGGGATTAATCCCTGCTGGTCAATCGGCAGGCGCCACTGCTACAGCGAAGGCGTTCTTTGCGCCTAAGTCGTGGTCTGGTTAATTTATAATTTAAAGGAAAAAAAATATGTCTACTAAATTTGCTCCGATGGGGCTACAAATTAGAAAACATGAGTCAGGTAATGCGAAGGTAACTTCGTTTGATAATGCTATCCCTGCAGCTGGCGTCAACTACAATCTATTTTCTGGTCAACCAGTTAAATTGGTTGCGGGCGTAATTGCTCCAGTGACAGCGGTTACCGATGTGGTATTAGGCCGGTTTGTAGGTATTGAGTACGTTGACAAAGCTACTCAGCGTCCACAAAATCATCCGTACTACATTGCCAACACTCAGTTCTCTGGTAACTTAATCTCAGCTTCAAATACCGTGTGCCGAGTGCTTGTAATGGATGCATCGGATTCAATCTTTGAAGTGCAAGCCACTGGTCCGATTACAGGCGGCGCAATTGTTGGGCAACAGTTCAGCTTTTCAACCGCTACTACAGTTACTCAAGCCGATGGTTCGGTCTTCCCGTTCGCAGGAAACACAGTCCCGTTGGTGCAAGCCGGCACGGCTCCATACGGCGGGTATAGTTATGCATCGGTTGACCCGGTTCCGGCAGCAGCTGGTAGTACCGGTCAACTAATTGTAGTCGAAATTCCGATCGAAGTTGGACAATGGGCTGACCCTGCGTTCCCGCTACTTCGGGTTAAAATTAACAAAGCGCAGCTTAAAGCTTCGCTTGTAGTTGCTTAATAAGGATACGATATGTCTACATCAGCAAGTATTAGCTATCAACAACTGGATGCACTGGTTACCCCGATTTTAATGACGTTGGAAAACGGTCTTTATAATCAACGTACCGAGTATTCATCAGTGATCGCTGAAAAACAAGGCGAGAAGAAACAATTCCAAACGGTAGGTAAACTCTACGGGATGGGTAATGCAGTTGGGCGCGCCGCAGGTGATAATATCACTTACGATCAGTCAGGACTGGAATACATGGTTAACTTCTACTATCAGATTTATTCATTGGCATTTGCTATCCCTGAAGAAGCGATTGACGATGGACAAGGTTACAATTTGTTAACTCAGTTTACTGATCACTTGGGTCAGGCTATGACAGAAACCCGCGAATGGAATGGCGTTAACATGTTTAACTATGCATTCAATCCTGGATACACCCAAACAGGTGGTGACGGTCAATCGTTGATCTCTGCTAATCATCCAACCATCAGTGATGGCAATCAATCGAATTTGTTAAATGTGTCATCTATCATTTCTCAAAGCTCTATTGAGCAAATGTTGATCCAAATCCGCCGAGGACGGGATCCACGTGGTAAATATATTAACTTGAAACCAAAGAACTTAATTGTTGCTCCGGCGCAAATGTACAATGCTCAAGTTATTATGAAATCCATCTTACGTAGTGACACTGCCACGAATGCCATCAATCCGATTGAAGGTAGCCTAGGCATTCATGTGTTATCTCGTTTAACATCCGACTACGCTTGGTTTATCCAAACCGAGGGAGCTCAGGGTGGCGGGTTAACAATGTACTGGCGTGACAAAGTTAAACGTGCAAAAGAATCCGACTTCAACACGAACTCTCTTCGCGTAAAAGTGAATGAGCGTTATGGTATGGGTTGGGTTGATTGGCGTTGTATCTTCGGTTCACCTGGAGTATAAACATTAGCCCCGCTTCGGCGGGGTTTTTCAAAGGAAAAAAAATGATCAAGAAAACAGTAACGTTATTTGATTCGGTGTGTGCAGAGGCAGATTTCTCCCAACGTGACCCGTATCACTTAACAGCGAGCGCTCATGTGTTAGTTAAAGATACGCCATTCGTTCTTAACGGCGGTGGGATTTTAACGGCAGTTATGCCAATTATGTCTCATGCCAACATTTTATCTGCAGCGATTTTTGTAAATGGAGTTGCGTTGGCGGCCACGCCTACATTTAATGCATCGTTGGTTTCTAACTTAGGTACTGAAACAGCCAACAATTTGTTAGCAGGAAAAGTACTTACGTCAGGCAATGCCAACACGTATAACTTGTTTAACCCGGCTGACATGGGGGCTTACTCTCAGTTAACGAATACAGGTAGAGACGTTGTAATTACTTGTAGCTCAGCGGCGGCGGTCGTTGTGCCAGCAGGGTCGATAGTTACTCTACGTATTACATATTTCTGCAACATCAGCGATTAGATGATATAATGAGTCCTATACTTTATAGGACTCATTATTATGCCAACAAAAGGAAATCTAGGGCAAGACCCTAACTCTCAAGAATCAGCTAGGGACACCCAGTCCTACATCAGTAACCTAGTGGTTATCCCCGTTGAAGAGGGTATCAACCCCGCTCAAATAACTCTTTCCAACAACCCCCAATTCCAGGATTACGTTCTTATCACAACCCCCGAAGGGATAACCTACAAAGCCACCGTGGGCTCCTTATCTGGTGACATTAGCGGCGCCCTTGCAATATTCGCCCGCAGCACAAACGGGACGATCCAACAAGTAGCACCAAGTTCTTACGATCCAATAACCAGGGAGATGTACCTTCAGATCGACGGTGTTCCGCAGGTGCAATCAAACTGGGGTGAGTTAGGTGTAAACGACCCTTCGTATATCCGGAATAAACCAACTATCCCAGCGGCACAGGTGCAATCTGATTGGACTCAAGCAAACTCTGGTGCAGTGGATTATATCAAAAACAAACCAACGATACCAGCGGCACAGGTGCAATCTGATTGGACTCAAGCAAATTCTGGCGCGGTGGATTATATTAAAAATAAACCAACCTTACCTAGTGAGGCAACCACTACCACACCCGGACTTGTAACGTTAGCCACGCAGCAGCAAGTGCTGTCCGCAGACCCTTTGGCTAACAAGGAGGCGGTCACTCCATCTTTAATGAATTTTCAACAACAGGGAACTGGCGCTGTATTATACCCGCTCGTTAGTAAGATGCGGCAAACCGTCTCAGTTAAAGATTTCGGCGCGGTTGGCAATGGAGTTGCTGATGATACTGCGGCTATTCAAAATGCGCTTAATGCGGCCAGAGTTGTAACTTTTCCGGCCGGTGAATATCTTGTAACTAAACCGATTTTAGTAAATAGTTATAATTATTTAGTAGGCTCTGGTGGAACTATTGAAGCCCCAGACCTATATAAGCTTACAAATGGCAGTGTTTTTTATATTAATGGTGTTCAAAATCAAAAGTACGATATAAAATTTATTGGACTTACATTCAACGCAACAATTGGGAACTTCGCGCAACACTGCCACGTTATCAAAGTTCATGGCGTTACTGGACTTGAGATCGCTGGCTGTAAATTCTATGGCTGGTGTGGTGATGCAATATACATGCCTGGTCAAGATGGTGTAACACCAGAAAATCACAACTACAATGTCAGCATTCATAACAATGAGTTTAATGGGGCTGATTATAACAATCGACAAGCAATCACAATTAATGATTGTGTGGGGTTCTCAATTAATGATAACTATTACACGCGCTGTTCACGCTCTGATATGCCTGGCCCAATAGATTGTGAGCCAGATTATACCAACACAGTTTTGGAAAACGGCACCATTAGCGGTAATAAATTTGTTGCGGTGGGGGGTAGTGTTGGATGTATCGGGTTAATCTTTGGAATTGGACCTACTAACTTTCCAAATAATATTGTTATTTCAAATAATATTCAAACAGGATCCACGCGGCCTGGCACTCAATTTATATCATTCACAGGCGACGTTCCAATATCTACAAAACCTTTTGTTTCTATATTAGGTAATGATTCAGATAAAGGTATTGTATTTGGTGCGGGGTTACAAAGAAATATTATAATAAGTAATAATAATATAGATGCTGTAACTTCTTATAATAATGCTGGACTCGAAGATATAAAATGTACTGACAATAATTTTCACGTTTTCTCAATCCAAAACACAGTTTGCAATCGAATGTTATTTAGTGGAAACACTATTACACAACAACCAGGTAATACATCTACGGCGGTATGTAATATCAAAGGGACAAACTTAACAGTAATAAATAACACTGTTACAACTAATCAGTACGGGATTAGAGGGATGGTAATTTTGTCACCTGATGGTTCTGCGGGTGCATTGACAAATATTTTTACAGGTAATAAAACTGATAAACGAAATACTATTCATGCAGCTATTACCGATGATACTACAGAATTTAATAGTGATGTAGCTATTTCATTTAATACCCAGACGTTACCAAGTCAATTTCCCACTGGTATTTCAACTGCTTATTTGAATGGCGACACTGGAGTTCCAGCAGGAATCGGATCAACTCAAGGACTGCTAACTAATTACAAAACTAGCCCTACTGCACAAACTTGGTATCAGCAATTCGTGCCATATTCCATCGCGAGCAGTGGATATAATGGTAATTTTTATCAGCGATATAGAGATCAAAATAGTGATAGTTGGACTACGTGGTATAAATTTTCTGGCTCAGCCGTAATTTAATTTTTTTGGAGTAAGTAAAATGGCATTAAGAAAAAGTGTAATACTTGATAATGGATTAGAGGCTAGTGATGCATATTGTGTGATTGAATCGATTACAGTGAGTGCTGCCAACCAAGCGGTGGGGGTTATTAGATTTTATAAAGATCAGAAAGCTTTTATTGCAGGGCGACCAGCATTTCAAGAGCAGTTGTTTGATTTTGTGTATGATGGCGCAGATTTGTTTGAGTCTGCATATAGCAGAATAAAAACTCATCCAGATTTTATAGGCGCAATTGATTGTTAATTCATGCTTGCTAAAACAGATCGCTTTGAGCATGATGTATATCAAGCCAAGATGCAAGGCAATGAACCTAATGAGTTTGATGCTTGGCGAGCCGAGTTATTAGACGTTGCACTTGGTGATAATAACATTATGCCAACCGCCCCCGAATTTATGAATAAGTTTTTACAAATTTAGGGTATAATATCCATATACTCTATAATTAAAAGGATTACAATATGATTAGAACTCTTTTTTACGGTATGATTCTAAAATCAGGGGTTCCAGCCTTAGTGCCGGTTGACTCCGTGGCAGATCTGAATGACATACCTCTTTCGGCAAATTTTGCGGTTTCCGCAAATGTCCCAGTGCAGTACCCATACTCACTAGGTGTTGAATTGTCTGCCGGGTCAACTGGGTCAGGAACGTTAATGTTTTCAATTACATCGTTTTCTAACCCAGCCACCTGGGTTGACGTTCAACCTGTCGCCATCGCGGCGGGTACTTTCGCGGATGGAACACGGTCGTTATTTGTTTATAATTTACCGACTGGCGCAGCACAGTGTCGTATTTCATG